CTGGTAAGTCGGGGTGTACATAATCCCCGCGTCTTGATAGTGGTGGTGGCACCGTATCGTATATCGTAAGATCGTCAAGATTATCACCAAATGGTGGGAGACGAGGCATCGGGGAAAAGGGTATGGGTATATCAACACGACGAATTCTAAATTCTTCTTCACCATCACTTTCAGAATCCGTTTCGTATTTGATATACTCGTGAATCTTTTTGATCGAATCACACATTTTAAGATAATCGCCTTCAGAAATTATCTTAGAATTGAGGTCGAGTGTTTGCATTAACGTGGTAAGAGCGTCCATTTTTAATATATTAATTTTTTATTTTGTTTCATTACAACTTAGGTTTGTTATTTTTCTTAAAAGTAAAAGAGCTTCCACGGCTTCACCAATTTCACGGTGTTTTACACAAAATCCGTTTTTTCCTTGGCGACAGAGACAGTTTTCATATACACAGTTTGGACGCATTTTTATTGATTATTTTTTATAATCTCGTACTTAGGTTCTTATTTCACCTTCTTCGAGTTCGGATTCAGAATCCGACGTGTATTCACTTTCATTATCCAAATCGTCAATATTTTCCGGTAAATAATCGTATAACCGATCGTGGTCAATTTGGTACTTAATTTCATAATCGTCAAGGAAATCACGTAAAGAAATTCTATCATTAACACCGTATTGTTCATCTAAATACGATTTCCAAAACGAGAGGTTCTTTTTTGTGATTTTACTTGGGAAAAGTTCGACGGTAAACTCTTCATCACCTTTACACCCACATTCTTTAAGAATATCCTTTTCACTTTCGAGGTACATATCAAAAAAGTGTTCCAAAATACCAATATCGTTAGGTTCATAATAAAATTCAATAAATTGGGCTTGACCGTACGATGTTTCTAATTTTCTATTAGAAATACCAATATACGCAATATACTTATACGTATTTTTAGGAATAAGGTGTGTGGGGTACCCAAAATCAGCGCGTAAACCGTATACTTTACATTTTTCACCGGCTAATTCGGAAAAGAGTTCGTTAACGTCAAAAAGTTCAACAATCGTGGTACAGTTTTTAAGGAGTTCGTAAGTAAGGCTCATCGTATTATATTACACATTAGTTGCTAAGTTTTAAGTCCATGTTTTCAGGGAACGTGTTATAGAGTTCCGTCCAGTCAATGCTTCCGTGAAGGTTATTTTTTTCAACAAACTGTAAAAGAGTTTTTTGACAGTTAAACTCGTTTTTAAAGTAATTCATCCAGAACTCGATCCATTCTTCCGGGACGTGTCGCGGAACAACCATAGTATCCAATTCATCTTTTGCCAACATTTGGATTACTGGCTCAATAATACCAATCCGAGTACCATCTTCGTATTTCTCTTCATACATAAAGTCCACTAAGTGAAGTTTATCGTTAAATGCAGATACACCGACATACGCAATATGATTAAGTTCCTTTTTGAACTTTATTAAATCCTGGGGAAAGTTTGTTTTCAATCTCACGCCATACACTTGAGAAGGTGTGCCAGATGAAAATTGATCGGTTCGGAAACTCGAAAGAACACCGTCAAGTTTGTCAAGTCTTTCAAGACTAACCGTTTGTTTTGTAAGTTGGTAAATGAGAGACATTTTTTTATAGTATACTTATTATATCTGATCTATATCACTTAGGTCTTCTCTATACATTAATATTTCTTCGGCCACGATTTGATAAAATGCCATTTTATACGCCAAAAATCCGAATAAGGTTGCCCCCATATTAAAATCAAATGGTAATTCCGATGTGTTCCACAAAGATTCGGCTAGTGCGAGACACGTCGGTAACAATAATCGTTTATTCAAAACGGGTATTCTTTCAATATTATCGACGTATGATGACAACGAGTCTACATAAATACACGACGCAATTGTCCCTAAAGTAGCAGATACACCGTCAATGGGTGTATGAAAAATAAAATGGTAGGTCGAAACAGCGACACCGTATTGTAAAGTTGTCTTTTTAATTTTATCTTTTATTTTTTCATATTCCGCTATACCTTCTTTACGTTTAGTGGGGCACGATATTCTAATGGTTTTTGTGTACGGATTTATTATACTCAACATTACAATTTATTTACTCTATATCTATACCTTTAATAATATAGTTTTCATCTTGAAAATACTTTTTCTTAAACTTTCGTTCTTTTATTTTAAAATCTTTACAACTCTTCTCAACTTCATATATACGTCTATGAATATTTAATAAATTACTCGTATTTGCGGGTGTTTTTCTCCATTTATCACCGAAAATAGTAGAATATTGTAATTCACGTCTTTGGTATTTAAGATCATCCAGAAGTAATTTATAAAGTACGAGTGAATATGAATCGTATTCACTACGCTCGTAATCATTTAAACACATTTGTTCACGCGCAAGTGTATTCATACTTTCACGGAGTAGGTTCGCCCCACTTTTCTCTCCATCGGTTAACCAGAGTTTCGAGTCTCTCTTTTGAGAATCGTGGATTTCCGGAGGCTCGTTGAGGGGCTCCCGGACACACGAGATCACGTGATTCGTACGCGTTAAGTTTTTCCCATACGAGTCTTTGCATGTCACTCGGGAGTTCGTTTGTCGCTTGACAAAACGAGAGTTTATAGTCGTACGTGTGTAAGGCAATGTAGTCGTCCATTTCATTTTTTATACATTTTATTAGAAGTATGTAAACTTAGGTTTCTTAGGAACCTCTAAAATGATTATCTCATTCGCTTCATTTTTAGATATAATATAGTCATTTTCACACATTTTTATAGATGGAGGTTTCTGTGTTTTTATTTCAGGTTTTGGTCGAGATGATAACAAATTACACACACTCGAATAAAACGAAAACATCACTGCTATTATTTATGTTTATTTTTTTATATACTAAATACAAGATGGTTTCACTCCAGGACTTACCTAAAAAGGTTCAGTATATAATTATAGATTCAAAATTTGTAAATGGTTCAAATAATACGTTCAGTATAGATCTTACACTTGAATCAAATTTACACTTGGAAGATATGACGCAAGTATGTGGTCTAAAACCAGTCGATTTTTACGTGACACAGGTTGGACAGGATACCCCAAACTCTGACACTCACATAAGTAGTGTGGCAAAGTACATTGATATAACATGTGAAGATATACCTAAACGTGCTCAAATACTTGATGAACGTAACGGCCAAATTTTAGCACGCGTACCACTCGAAAGACATTTTAATCATGGTGCACATACTATAATAAGGGATAAACAATGGAAAGCATTCCCAAGACAAACAAACTTATTTAACCCGATATCTATACAAAAACTTCATTTTAAGTTATATGAATTTCAAGAAGATACGGATTATGTTACATTACAACCGGATGCAGAATGGTACATGGTTCTCGAAGTTACAACTATAGATGTTAAGGAAAAACCTGTAAACCGCGAAGTTCAAATTCTAGAAGCTTTACATAAACTTATCGGGAAGATAGAGGATCTTAACGTAAACGTTAAAAAACTTCCGGATAAGGAGGATATCGAAAAAATAGAAAAGGAAAAAAAGAAAAAGTACCCCTTGCGTTACTTAATACTCTTTATAACTATGATAATAGGTGGATTTGTATTTGTAAAAAATAAATTTACTCCTTCGATTCCACAACCTTCTTTTTAACCACGCGTTTAACAACTTTTTTCTTTGGTGTTTCTGGTGCTGGTGCTGGTGCTGGTGGGGCTGGAGCTGGTGGGGCTGGAGCTGGTGGGGCTGGAGCTGGAGCCTTTACTGGAGCTGGAGCTGGTGGTACTGGAGCGGGGGTTGGAGCTGGTGGTTCGATTGCATCAGCTATTTGTCTAAGGATACCATAGACAGTTTCTTTGTGAATTTTTGATCTTTGAAGTGCTTCTTCAATTTGTTCTCTAACAGAGTCCATCGCGTAATATATATAAAAGAAAGATTATCTTTATACTAAATGTTATTCATCGGTCCATCTCTTTTGAGTGGGATAGGTCAACAATGTAAAAAATATATGGGTCTTTTTCCTGGGAGTCAGTACATTGAACTTCAAAATGATATACCTGTTTGTGAACGTGCATTCATTTATGCTTTACCTGTACCATACTGGTTAGATAAAATACCCGAAATTAAACGTAAAATCAAACATGTAACGTGTATGACTATATGTGAAACCGAAACCGTACACGAAGATTACGGTAAACTATTTAAACTTTTTGATAGAATCGCTGTACCAAGTGAATTTTGTAGAAAAGTATTTAAAAACCAGTTTCCAGAAACAAATTTTTACATTATACATGCACACGTTCCTGATCATAGACCATACACATTTTATCACATTGGAAATGTGACGGATCCGAGGAAAAATTTTAATAAAATTATTGAAACATTTGTTCGTATGAATAAACCTGATACACGCCTTTTGATTAAGGCGACATGTAAACAACCCATTCAAATAAAAATACCAAACGTTGAAGTTATAAATGGTCTTATCCCCGATGAAGAAATGGAAAAAATACATGCCCTGGGTGATTGTTATGTAAGTTTTTCGAGTTCGGAAGGTATAGGTATGGGTGCAGTAGAAGCGGCTTTGCGAAATAAACCAGTCATTATAACGGATTATGGGGGTGCACCAGAATATATAAAAACGCCGTATACGATAGACTGTGAACGTCAAAAACTCGTAAAAGATGATTTTTTATATCAACAAGGTATGGAATGGGGAAAACCAAATGAAAAACAATTACGTGAGTTTATGGAAGATGCATATACCAAGCAAGTAAGGTATATGGAACATCCGAGGACTCATATGTTAACGTGTAAAGAAAATGTATTACAGGAATTCGTCGCTAATGTAATTGGTAAGGAAAGTGATAAGGCCAGTCAAGATGGCTCCGGACATGAGTGAGCCTCTCTGGGCAATGAGCATGGCGACGACATCATCAATAAATTTAATATTGGTGGGTTTCTTAAGAAGTTCTGGTACGATTTTTGAAATTGCAAGATAAAGTGCCATGGCTATTATGACAGGTCTGAGTGTTTCTTGATCTAACATTTTTTTATAATAAGGAAACATTTATTTTTGGTCTCTTTCCTAATATTTGATCACCTATTCTATGTTTTTTACAGTAGTCCCCACATACAGCTTTGAATGTACATTTTTTTCCTGATAATGTAAAAGCTTTACATATATTACGGAATTCAGAAGCGTCCTGTTTAGGAGCAGAATCTAAGACCTGTATAGGTTTTGTTTTTTGACATTCTAGTTTCTTTTTTCTCATTTTATCGAGTATTATTGCCATTTCCTCTGGTGTTTTTTTACTCGTTTTTAAAGTTTTAGATACACGTAAACAGTCATCATAAGTCTGAATATTTGATTGATGTTTTTTAGTGAGTACATTTTTAGTATCACTAAAATTCGTTTGAATCACGGTCGGTAGAAAGTATTGCGACATCTTAATTTTTACTAAAAATAAAATAACTTAGGTTAGTAAAAGATGTGGTTCTTTATAAAACTTAAAAGAACGTATAGCTTCACTTTAGGTGAGTAATATAAAAAGATAAAACCTTTTTCTTTAAAATGTATCTTAAGTGGTTAAAAGAGTGTTATTTATGTGAATGTCCTTTAGAACCACATATACACACGAATAGTACAGAAGAACGAACTTTTATACGTGAATATAGAAAATTGCGACCTATCTTCATGATTAACAATGGATCGTATCTAAAATTTTTTGATATGAATATAAAACGTGTCTGTTATGCATGTTATATGACGTCTTATAGAAATATTCATCCCGTATCACTCAGGAATCGCGAATATGGTCGTATAAAAAATATATATTCAAGGCCCAAGTCAAAAACAAAAGATGAAATAATACATTGGTTCGAAGGACTAAAAATATACTTAAGTAAAAGACACAATATAATATAAATGAGTGAAAGTATTCAAAAACTCACACACGTGGAACATATATTAAAGCGTCCGGATTCGTACGTTGGACCTGTTTCACGTGTAGCGGAACCATATTGGATATATGAAAATGATCAATTTGAAAAGAAAACGGTCGTGTATTCACCGGCACTTTTAAAAATATTTGACGAAATTTTAGTAAACGCGATCGATCGAAACTCTATGTACCCCAAAAATGTAACGTCTATGAGTGTTTCTATCGATAAAATATCTGGTGAAATAACAATTGAAAATAATGGACCTCTGGGCGGTATTGCTGTTAAAATGCACGAAAAAGAAGGTTTATGGAATCCAGAATTAACATTTGGTCATTTACTCACGAGTACAAATTATGACGATACACAAAAACGTGTTGTTGGTGGTCGTAATGGATACGGTGCAAAACTTACGAATGTTTATTCGAGTAAATTTTCAGTTAAAATTAAAGATGGAGAAAACAAGTGTATATATACACAGGAATGGTCGGATAATATGAAAACGTGTGGTACACCCAAAATAAAAAAGTACTCGAATGCTACGTCGAGCGTTTCTATTACTTTCGTTCCCGATTGGAAACGATTTGGTATGTCAAAAATGGATGATTCTATATATAAAATTTTTGAAAAACGGGTATACGATGCAAATATTTGTACGTCACAAAATTGTAAAGTGAAATTTCAAGGTGACGCATTACCTAAAGCAACATTCAATACATACGCGAAAATGTACACAAAATCAGATGAGATATGTACATTTACGAGTGATAGATGGTCAGTGTGTATCGCACCTTCAGATGATGGGTTTGAACATGTATCATTTGTGAATGG